GGATATCGTTGTAGCGCACCCAGATATCCGACATCTCGCTATGCGGCGAGTTCGGTGCATCTCTTCGCAGCGTGATCGTGTTCCACAGATCGGGCTGGGCATCTAGTTCTGCAACCACCGGGGAGACATCGCAATCCGCGACCCTCCGGAAGAAGCTCATTTCGGCTTGCGGCTTTGAAAGAGCGCGGCAGGCTCGTCCGTCAGGTCAACCACCGTTCCAACACGCTTCATCACGCCATAACGGCATAAATGCTCGAAGAACCGTTTTTCAGACTGCGCGGCGCAATCGAAGACCAGTGATTGCCTTCGGGTCACATTCAGCCAGGCCAGAAAGCCCTGCAATCTCTGCCGCAGGGTTGACCACGGCATCGGAATGATCCGCGTCAGGACGATGATGTTCCCGACGACCAGCCCGAAGATAAACCCTATAGGCCGCACGCCTTTCGGGCCGTCCGCCAGAACCGTCCAGCCCGAGCCGATTGTCTGAACGATATCGACAAAGGTTTCGCGGAACTCTGCCGGTGACATCTCGCGATCGAACACCGGATTGAGGCCCTTGAACGCGCCGAGCTTCCAAGCAGCCCCGGCGTATTTGATATCATCGCCCTCGATGGGCCGAAACGTGATCCCTGGCCGCTTCAGCGTGCGGCTGAGACGGACCTTATGCGGCTTCGAAGCGGAGGCCGACTTCGGCGATTCGGAAACTCGTGGTTCCGTCAACTTCGATTTGAAGCTGGAACTCGTTGGACTTTCCGGCGATTCCGAAGGGCTCTCGGACAAATCGGTTTTCAAAGGCGGCGGAGTAATAAGCTCCTCCGGCTGTATCGCTGTAGTGGAATCCGCCACTGTAAACAGGTCTCCCGGATATGGCAGGCGCGGCAACCGTGATCGCCTCGTTCAACACGACCTCACCGCCCCAGAGGAGGGTCAGGGTCGCCGTGAATGCCTCGTTGCGCCGGTACTTGATCCAGCCTTCGACATTGAAGGCTTGTGCATTGAGCGGAATGGCAAAGAGCGGCGAAGTGCGCGAGACGGCAATCGACGCCGTTCCGCCGTCTCCACTCGCACCGGACCCTTCCATCCGGTAAATGTTGCCGTTCGCGTCGCCCATGAAGACGTATTCGAGACCGTCGATCTGGTCATACATATTCATCACGGCTGTAGGCTCGAAGGCGAAGGCGTGCGCGGTAACATATTTCGACCAGGGCGACTTTGGCGACACGCCCTGAAGCGCGCGGCCTGTCGCAAAGCGTGTCTCCTGGTCGCGCAGGGACTTTTGCAGCATCAAGCATTGCTGCTCGCCGGAGGGGAAGAAATAGACCCTTTGCAGTCTTAGATTTGCAACCGCCGTCCAGTCATCGAACGTTTCCACATCACCCGCGATCATGCGCGAGAGATCGTCCGACTCGACATCGCCGAAATTCGTGGTTGACGAAACGGCCTCGATTCTCCCCTGGCGTCCGTACATGAAGTCATTGCCGACAAAGACTATCGACTCGTCGCCGGACGCTGCGCTGCCAGGATAGAACTCGTCAATCGCGAAGTTAGTCGAATCGGTGCCTGACAGATTGAAGAGCCGCCCTTTTTTCGATGAAAAGACGGTTATGCCAAACGCGGAATTGATGCCGTTGACCGGCTTCAAGTCCGGCGTAAGCAAATAGAATGGGTCGCTTGCCCCGAGAGAGCTTGACGGACGATTGCTCACCGAGATCGTCTTGTAGTCGGAAAGCGTTGACCCCGCGATTAAATGCGGCGTCGCCGTGCCGTTCGAAGAGACGTTCCCATAAAACGCCCGCTCATCCACAATGAGGCAGTATTTCGCAACGAATGCGCCCGTCAGGTTGTGCGCGACATGCTGGAAGGTCGTGCCGTCCCATTCGGAGAGCGGATTCACTCCGGCGATGTCGGAGATGATAACCTTGTCGGCCAGCGTCCAGTTGGCATTCCAGGGGCCTCGCATCTTGGTCCCGGTGAGAACCGTGCCGACCGATGTAAACCCTGTCGCGCCATCCCATTCGTAAACGGTCGTTCCGGCCTGCACCAAGGTCGAGCGCGTGCCGTCCGCCTTGATGAGTTGGGCGAAGCCGTCGATTGATCCGGCATTCGATGCCGTCGCTACCAGATCGAACGGCGGCCGGTTGCGAAACTCGCGGTTTTCCAGGTCGAGGATGAAATTCTGGCCCGCCGAGCACTCGCGGGGATCGATCTCGTCCTCCGATGCCCTGGTATTGAGGCCGTAACCGAACCGGATGACAACCGACTGGTCTTTGCGCGGGACCGCCGTTACCACTTCCGCCTCATCGGCGTTTCATTGAGATAACGCACAGCCCTGCCGAAATGATAGGCAAACAGATCCTTGTCGAAGGAATTGCGCTGTTCCCTGCTCCACATTTGTCCCCAGGCTGGAACCAGCGCGTCCACGACCGTATCGGAGAAGGGGAACGTGTCGGCTGCGGCGCTCAGGGAGTGGCGCTTGTCATAGAGCATTTCATAGACAAGCCCGTTTTCCGGCGCTTGCGGCGTCACATTGAGGCGCAGCATATCGTTGGTCGGGTTGATGCAGGCGTAGAGCGGCGTGCCCTTGAAGTTGTCAGGAATGGGCTGGTCGATCCGCATCTGCTCATAGCCGCCATCATATTCGAGGATGTAGCGGCCATGCGTCGTGTCCATCAGCGGGAAGCGAATCTGCTCCAGATCGCTCGGCAAGGCGTATTCCCGCGTGTCCGTGACCAGCGTGATATTCGAGGTTGCACTCTGGTTCGGGAGCGGGATTTCACTCAGCGAATAAAGCTCGTGGATCGACTCATTGATGACCTGAACGACCGTATCGATCTGGGTTTGTCTTGCCGAATCCGTCAGCGATGACAGATCGCCATTGACGCCCGAGATGATCTTGACCCGCTTCAGGGTGTTATTGACGGCATCCAGAAGCGAGTAGGCCACGTTATTCGACTCCGAGTTTCTTCAGAAGATCGGCGCGCTTGTCCGTCTTGGCCCAATCGATGCCGCGTTCCTTGCACAAGGCGCGAAGCTGGAAGAAATTGAGCGAGCCGTAATTGACGGTCGGCGCAGTCTCGTCTCCGCCTGTAATCGCAGGGTCCAATTCGAGCTTGGGCGGATTGTCGGGATCGATGCTCGCACCGAGCATCTTCATCACCAACTGATCCTTGGTCTCTTTCTCGTTGATCGGAATGCCCTCTTGGCGGCAAAGCGCCCAAAGTTGGACACGGCGCATTCTCGCGAGGGGCGAGCGCTCGTCAAAGTTGCTCGCGCGGGAAACACTCAGAGCCATGAAACCTCCAAAAAGACGGGGAGAGGCACAATGCCCCTCCCCTTACTCAGATTACGAAAGCTTCGTCGCGGCAACGCGGACGCTGTAAATCCAGTTGGTGTTCAGGATTTTCGCCGCATGCCAGGACTTCCAGCCCATGGTGCTCATTTCATCGAGCGGATCGGCGATGCCCGAAGTGCCGCGCGCATGAGTGATGACCTGGACCGCCGGGAGAGTGTCGCCTGCGCGATAGATGTCCTTGATGTGCTCGAAGCCGAAGCCAACCGAGCCAACCGCATCCTCGCCCCAAACAACGATGTCATAGAGATCGTTCTTGGTGCTCGAAGAGCGGAAGCCAGAGGAGCCAGTGGTGGCGCCCGTGTTGGTGTCGATCGATGCGTCCGAAGTCTGGACGAAGCGAATCGACTTGCCCGCAACCGGGAACAGGCCGAACTCGCCCTGCATCGTCTGCACCTGGCCGGCATACTTCTCGACCGAGACAAAGCCCGTCAACTGGGCAATGTCATAGGCAACGTCCGGGTGGCAGGCCCCGTAGAAACCTTCCAGGATCGGAACGGTGCCGATGTTGGTCGAACCGTCACTCTCCGGCAGGAACGATTGCGCGTCGTTGCGCGAGAGGTCGTTGACCGCTAACGCAAGAACGGTGGTCGTCACCTTGCTGTTGAGGGTGCCATCCGAGGCCGCGCCGCCAGCGCGCAGGATGGTGGAATTGTCCTCCATCTCGTTGCGCTGGAGCTGATTGAGAGAGCGCCCGGCGGAAATGCCGAGCTTCTTCATCAGGTCGTCGGTCATGCCGTTGAAGTTGACCAGATCGACCTGCTCGTTGAGGACGATGAACTGGCCGTACTTCGCAACCGCCGCCGTAACGTCCGTCTTCGACGGAACTTCGGTCGAGCGGCCACCCATGAAGGTGACGGTCGAGGTAAGCTCCGAGAGCGCAGTCGTGGTAGGCGTCAGGTTCTCGATGCGACGCCAAGCTGCGGTCAACGTGCCGCCGTGCTGCTGGACTTCGGCGGCAACGGTCCCGGCGAAATAGGGGCACAGCGCCTTCGCGGTCTCCAGCAACGTGGTCTGGAAGATCACGTTTACTGGTTTCGTGATGTCGGAAGTAAGCGTGGTAAATGTCGTAGCCATTGAAAACTCCTAGAGGGGGTTAGCCTCCAGTCAGCAACTTTTGCTTCTCCGCTCGTCTCTGAGCCGGGGTAAGCGAAGTCCAGGCTTTCGCGTTGAACTCTTGAACTGCTGGAGGCGTGGTTGACGCGCTCCGAACCGCCGCCCTCACCGCTGCCTTGTCTTCCGTCGCTTGGGAATCCGGCGTATTGTTGATCTCGTTGCGGAGTTGCCTCGCGGTCGCTTTCAAAAGGGAATCCCAGGCTTTGGGATTCTTGCCGCGATTGATCCACGCTTGCAGAAAGCGCGGGTCTTCTTCCGCTATGTCGCGGATCGCGCCCCGGACCAACCGATCGGGCAGCTTGGAGCCGCCCTCTTCGAGTTCGGTCTTGACCGCGCTTACCGCCTTGTCGAGATCGGTCCTTGCCGCCGTGCGGGCTTTCTCCTCACGGTCGGCGCGGACATAATTCGCCAGCTCCCGAAGATCGTCGGAAGTTTCGGGCTTGGTTTCAGGCTTTGTTTCGGGTTTAGGTTGCTCGGCAGGCTTCGGCGGCTCGAATTGAGCGAGAAGACTGTCGAGATCATCCTGTGCGCCACCTACCGCCTCGGAGACCGGCTTTGCCGTCTCGTTGGTTTCCGTTGCCACGGGTTGCGTAGTCTCAGGCATGAAAATCCTTTGCCGTTAGTCCGTCTTCGGGCGATAGCCCAAAGCTAAAAGGACGCCATCGAAGGCGTCCCGCTTGCCGCTGTGGTAGGCCCATTCCACCGGGTTATTGTCCGAGGAGGGTCTCCAGAGCGGTATCTGAGGTCTGTCCAATGCCGAGAGCAGGGCTTGGAACTGCTGCGACTGGCCCAGTTCCTGGAGGAACTGCTGAAGGTGCTTGGGCAATGAAGGGTTGAACATCGGTCCAGCCCGCCTCTCTCAAAATTTCCAGTTGGATGTGGTCGTAATTCAGCGGCTGGCCGACGCCGTATTGCTTCTTCAGGCCGTCGATCTGCATCGCCATCTGCAATCCGGCGATCTTCTTCTGGAGCCTCGCCTGCTCTTCGGCGGGCTCGCCCGCACCGTAGGCGTTGAACATCACCATGTCGGGAAGCTGGCTTTTCTTGAGATCGACCCAGCCGCCATATTCCTCGATGAAGAACGTCTCTTCCGTTCCCATCGCCATCTTGGCGAGTTCAAACTCCATGTTGAGCCAACGTGTCGCAGCGCCCGTCAGAACCGTGTCGATATAATCGACCGTGCGGGATTGGCCCTTCTGCATCTCGACATTCTTGGCAAAGGCGGTCGTATGCGAGACGGTCTGTGCGCCCAGCCTCGGGGCATTGACGCCGGTTACATCGTCATACTGACGGCGGAGTTCCTGATAGATGGCAAGGAAGGTCTTGCCGTCGCCGATCTGCTGCGTCTTTACATCGCCCAGCGAACCCCACAACTCGCGGGGTGCCACGATTGGCCCTCCAGTCGAGGCGAAGAACGGATCGTCTTTCTGGTAGCTGATCGGGGGTTGCGTGTTGAGCGCCGCCCAATCGCAGAGGCGGTTGAGCGCATCCGACAAGGCTTTCTGGATCGGCATGCCCTTCATCAGCGGGGAGACGCCGTAAACCTCGTCTGCGCCCTCAATGTGATAGGGCTGGATCAAATAGCTGCCGAAGGTCGTCTTGTTGAAGCGGAAGCGCACGACCTTGGGACCGTTAGCTCCGACCGCAACGGTGACGACCACGTTCGGGATGAACATGGAGCGCGTCGTCTTGCGCGGCACGACAAGATCGCCTTCGTATTCGAGAAGTTCGACGCTGCCCGTCTTGTCGGCAATCAAGCCCTTCGTATTCGCGGCCATCCAGCCGCCATCCATATTGTCCGGGTCGTTGCTGCCCTTCGCCGCCGCCATCTGAAGATCGACAAGCTTCTGCGTCGCCATGCGGATCGGAGCGGGCCCGACCATCATGCCTTCGTTCATCAGAACTTGCGGCGACTTGTCGAGCAGCGTGTACTTGACGGATTGCGGAACGAGGGTCGGGATTTTCTGGTCACGCTTTACGACTCCTTGCGCCTTCTCGATCTGCACGCTGCGCGTGACCATACGCAGCCTTCCAACGAGAGTGCCGTATTTGAACGCCTCGGCGTGCAACCTGTCCCATGCACCCCTGAAATCGTATTGCCGGTGGTAGTGATCGAGCCAGCCTTCAATCAGCTTGTCCGCGTTCTCCTGATTGATCTGGCTCGGCACTTCGGTTTCGTCGCCCGAGACGAGGCCCTTGAAATCGACCTTCTGAAGCCATTCGTCCGTCATGTGGACATGGGCTTCGAACCACAATCCCGCATCGGGAAACATCAGCTTGCGCGCGTCGGAGGTCAGGACTTCAAGTGTCTGAGACTGGTTCGGCACCTCCATCTCGGCCATCCATTCATAGCCTTTGATGGGCTGGCCGCCGATGTCTCTCTTCAAGCGCGCGTCGGGCTCCATGCGGAGTTGCCGGTCGATCTCCTTCCAGACCTTGACCATGTGCTTGCGATCGGGGTCGTCCTTGCGCCTCTCCGCCTCTTCATGGATATAGTCGGCAACCATTTGCCAATCGCGCGAATCAAAACGGCGTCCCTTTTTGGTAACGCCGTCATCGATCTCGGTCGTTTGCTTGGCAATTGCCGCGCCAGGATCAGTCATTCAGGAACTGCCACGCGGTCTTGACGGCTTCTGCAATGCGGTCTTCTTTCTTCGGCAAAGTGGCGGAGAACTCAAAATAGAGAGGCTGCGCGATGTCCATTCCGGCCTTCGCGACGGCCCATAGCGTCTTGTAATGCGGCTTATCGAACTCGGGATGGCGGTTGAAATAGCCTTCCGCGACGTAGATTGTGCCCTTGTCCGTCTGGACGCGCTTCTCCGGTCTGAGGCGCGAGGCGCGACAGATTTTCTCGAAGCGGTCGATGTCCAACTAGGCAACCCTCATGCTCAATGGTGCCGATACTTGTCGCGGCGCTTGGCGAACGGCATGCACCTGGGCGAAGCGCCGCATCATCACCGCGTAGAAACTCGCCTTCAGCATGTCGTCGCGTACCGCGATCAGCTTGCCGTCTTTCCGGTGGTAGGAGCGGAACTCCTCGAACCATTCCGTCAAGGTCGAGAAGACGAAAAAGCGCCCGGTATTCATGCGCTCCAGAATCTCGGTAATGACCGGCTCCTGCGGCTGTGGACCACCTTTGTCGTTCTCATACCGCGCGGACATCGAGAGCATGGTCGTCGCGCCTTCGCGGAAATACTGATCCTTCAAGATCGCGCCGCCGCCTTTGTCGCGGTTCATGCCGTCATGCGGCCATGCAATCGGAATCCAGTCCTGCGACATTTTCTTTAATCGCAGGCCGTGGTAATCCGCCGTCTTATTCGCGATGCGATAGCCTTCGACAAGGTAGAGCTTGTCGCCGTCACGTTCCCAGGCCATCCGCACCGCAGCGGCAGGATGGTCAATACCGAAGTCGATACCGATGATCTGCGCGAAGTGCCTTGGTATCTCAAAAGGCGCGCATTTGATCTCGTCTTCCGAGACCGTGAACACCCTGCCCTCGCCCAAGGTCGGAACGCCTTTCGTACGCGCATCAACCTCGTAGCTCGGATAGGATGCTCTCAACTGCTCCTTATCTTCCTCGGAAAGATGCGGCGCATCTTCCCAAGTTGCAGTCTTCATCCAAATGCCACGTGCACTGGGATAGACGAAATGCCGCACCAGATCGGTCTCGCCGTTGAGGGGCGTGAAGGTGACGAACAAAACGCCTTTGCTCGTCAGGATGCGGGTTTCGGCCTCGGTAAAAATCCGGTAGTCGTCTTTATTCGGAACCGAACCGCTCGACGGCTCTTCGTCCATCCACACGACATGCGGCGCCGTGCCTTGCCACTTTCGCCAGCCCTGGTCGTAGGTCTTGAAAACTGCGCTTGAAACGCCGCCGGACTTATGCCGCACCTTGACCAGATCGACCACATCACTGATACCGGCCTGCCGGGTTTGTGGCTTGCCGATGATGAGATGCTTGGGGATATAACCCGTCCCCAAATCCTCGCCCGTGCCGCCAAGCAAAGTCTTCTGGCAAATATCGCGCGAAGCTTCGTTCGTAACTGAGCCGATCCAGACAAGAACCGGCTCATCAAACCGCTTGCCTTGCCACCATTCGGGATATTCGCCAGTCAGGTGATAGGCAACTTCCGCAGCGGCGCTTTCGGTTTTACCGACGCGATTGGCTGCCATCAACATCCGCTCGCGATTGCTCGCGCCAGCGTCGTGAAACTCTTTCTGCCATGGATATGGCTGGTAGCGGTAGAGCTTCCTGACCTTCAGCGCGCGCGCGGCATCCGCGAGCAGCTTTTCAAGCTCAGGCGTATCTTTGCCAGACATCTTTTACCCAGGGATGCTTGTCGCTTGCAGTATGCGGCTTCGGCTGGCCGTGAAAGCAAACGATCCGCCCGCTATCCGCGCCGTGAACCTTGTAGGAGGTGATGCCGCCGAAATGATCCTGAAGCCGGTAGGCCGAAGGGCAGCAATCGGCGAGGCAATCCTGATCGCCACCGGCCATTCCCAGATAATGCGTCTTATGCTGATTGAACCGATGCCAAATCCAATCCTCGCCCTCCGGCACGACCATCACGCCCGAGGCTAGTGCTTTCGGGACGTAGAAATCGGAAAGCATAGCCAG